TGATCTGCCACAAATGCCATTTGATACTGATACTTAGCGAGAGTAAGCACAGCAGCAGGAATACTACTCGGAACCATGGAATCATAACAAGCATCGTAAATACGACGCAGTAGGACAGAAGTATCATTGTCCAGGTTATTGACGACCCATTTACGTACTTCGGGAAAATCTTTCTCTTTAAGTTTTTTAACCAAGTCATTTACTTTTACATCCGAGAAATGTGCAAGAATGCCAGAGTCAATTTTACCACTTGCAGAATAGCGTTGGCACTCATTAAGAACACGTCGCCAATCTGGGAAGTGCTTATTGATCAGTTCTACCAAGACCTTGTGATCAGATTCAACACCTTCTGTAGCCAAGATTTCTTGGAGGCGTTTGAAGAACTGTGCTGCGAGTTGGGGTTTGCTTTTGGAATTGGTGGAAAAGTCAATACACGCGCACCTGGAGTGAAGTGGTTCGACCAATCGGTTTTTGAAGTTGCAGGTGAAGATGAATCTGCAGTTGCCACTAAACTCCTCAATAAACGCCCGTAGGAGGAGTTGTACGTCGTTCGTTGTGTTATCTGCCTCATCAATGATGATGACTTTGTGTTTGTCAGTTGCTTGAAGCGAGACGGTCGAAGCGAAATTCTTCGCAGTATTTCGGACGGTATCAAGGAATCGTCCTTCATCGGATCCGTTGATGACATAAACATCTACTCCTAGTTCGTTACACAGTGCTTTAGCTACAGTAGTCTTTCCACACCCAGCAGGACCAGCAAGGAGTAGATTTGGTACTTCACCTTTATCTAGGAAATCTTGAAAGGTCTTCTTAATACTTGTTGGTAAAATACATTCTTCAATAGTTTTAGGTCGATACTTTTCAACCCACAAAAATTCATCGCGCATAATAAAGGTTACACCCAATCAGGTTTACGGTCTGGGATACGAAGATAATTATCGCATACCCAAGGTTTAGATGCAATGTACATCTTGTACTTGCTATAGATGTCAACAGTATCATACTTGAATTCATCAGGTCCAGCAAAAACAAATGGTGTTGGACTCTTTCCACTACGCCCTGTAGGATCTCCTGTGGGCAGAATTTTTTTCGCTACTAGCAAAGTCCGGTGGCAAGTATGAACCTTGTCATATCGTTCCTCATACTCAGCACAGAGAGCAAGGCCATGAGAAAGCAACCATTGCCAATTCATGACAAAAGAGTTTGCCCATACTGTGCATGGATGATTACGAAAAGCACCCTTCTCAGTGGCATAGGGAGTACCGTCTGCCTTGGGAAGAGTGCCAAATCCGTGACCCCATTTGTCAGAGCATACAATAGCAAGCATTTGACAAGTCTCTAAGGGCATCTTGACAATGTGCTTGTCAGGAAGAACTCGTGCAGACTTTCGGGGATCAGGGTCAGTAACAAAGATGTTCATTCTAAAGGTCTTTCAAATTCATGAGAGACAATATCGGTTGCCTTCAATTGCTCTTTCATATATTCTACACCAACATCCGGCATAGCGGTATCTCCACATGTAAATACATCACAAACTGCCATACCCTTCTCGGGCCAGGTGTGAATGCTGATGTGGGATTCTGCGAGCATCGCAAATCCAGTTACACCTTGAGGATCAAATTTATGAACAGCAAGGTGCAATAAAGTTGCTTTACACTCCTTGGTTGTACGATACAAGAGTTTTCTAATGAACTCTTCATCATCCAACAACTCAGCAGAACATTCTTTCAGAGTGAAAAGAATATGTTTCATCAGGAAGAATATGTAGAGTCTGGTTCAAGTGCAATATAATACTTCAAATCATAGTCACGACTAGTAAACCTAGAAAGAAGTTTTTGCGAAACAACTACCTCATAAGTTCCGGGAATAATTTTAATGTTTTCAACTTTAAAGTTGAAACTGAATTCGGAGTTAGTTTCACCAACGATTTCACAGAACTCATTAGAGGTATCGTTCTTCTTGTCACGAACCACCAGTTTCACAACACCATTCTCACCAACAGCAGAAAGATCTGGAAGTTGGTAGACAGCAGCTGCTTTCAGCAGTTTATCCAACTGTTGTGTATTAAGTTCAAAGCAGACATCCTCGCTAGGGAGAGAGATGTCTTTATCAGGAGGAGTGACAATTACATTTGGATCAGCAAAGAAATACTTTGATCGAGAACGACCTTCTTTGATTACAACATAACCATCATTTGTAAAATCTAGATCAGGACTTTGGTGAAGTGACAGACCATTCAGGAACTGGTTCAGATCGTAAATACCAAAGTCTTGAGGGATCTCTTCATTGATAGTTACTTCAGCAAGAATGTTCTTCATGACACTAATAGTGCGAAGAGACCTACCCTTCTTGAAGAGAATAGACTGATTAATACCGCTGAAGTTTTTCAGTAGAGCCAAAGTCTGGACAGACAGTTTCATGGTTGTTTCGTTCAATTTCATTGATTGTAGGTTTCACGTTTTGCATTCTTGTCGTTGAAATGCATCAGAAGCACAGCATAGTGCAAAATCTTCATAATGTCACGACGGGCAGTGCCCTTCTTATCATAGCGAGAGGCATACTTGAGGATGTTGGATCGGCAGAATGCTTCACCATCACCACAAGCTTCGATAAGATCCAGAGTTTGAATCTTGTCATCACCAGCAGAATAATGCTGATTATAAGTTCCAATAATATAATCTTTTAGTTCTTTGAGGATTACATCCTCACTATATTTGTAATTGCTATTCACTGTTAGGTCAAGTGTATCAATATGGTCAAAGGAGATATGATCCTCTCCTGAAGCTCCAGGAATCTGATAACCAAGATTTAGTGTACCAGATTCTGAAGAGGACGTAATATCAAATTTTAGTTCATCATCATTAGTCATGTTCAATTCATCAAATAGCAGGGACCAAGAGTTCACCATATTATATCAAATAGCATTGTATGTGTCAACGGAATCCTCAGAGGGCATCACAAAATCAACATCAACTTTGTCATACAGTTCCAAGAATGCTTGCTTAGTTTCATCATCAAAACGATTGATGCAAACCTGAATTGCCTTTGCCTTGTCTCCAAAGATACTGTATGCCCTCACAATGTGAACCAGACGACGAGTGCTTACAATCTCCTCAATACCACCATCATAGAAGGTCTTACGGATGATGTCTGCCCAGTCAGCAAGACGCTTGCAGAACTCAGCATCTGAACACAGTTTGTTCAGGATCTTAGTCTCAGTGGCAACAGTAGGATACTCTTGCTCAAAGGTTACTGGGAATCGCTCAAGGAAGGCTTCATTGAGCACGTTAGTTCCAATAAACCTTCCATCGTCGCTACCTTTACCCTTAGTATTTGCGGTGGCGATGACATTGAATCCGGCGCTGGGGTGGATAAACTTTCCAATTTTTTTAAGGAAAACCCCATTTCCTTCAAGAATTGACTGGAGACAGAGAATTTTGTTACTTGCGAGGTCGATCTCGTCAAGGAGCAAAACAGATCCTCGCTGGAGTGCTTCAATGACTGGGCCATTGTGCCAGACGGTTTCGCCATTAACAAGACGGAAACCGCCAATAAGATCATCTTCATCAGTTTCAATAGTAATGTTTACGCGGATAAGTTCCCGACCCAGTTGAGCACACGCTTGCTCAACCGAGAACGTTTTGCCGTTTCCAGAAAGTCCAGTAATGAACGTTGGATAGAATAGACGGGACTGAATAATCTTTTTAAGATCACCGAAGTTGCCAAACTTGACGAAGGTATCATCTTTTGTGGGGATAAGGTTTTGTTCGATTGCAGGCATTGCTGCAGGGGCTACATATGTGCGTTCGATCTCTTCAACTTTTTGAGGAGTAACTTCTAGATTCCACTTACCACGACTAATTTTATAATCCGTCAATTTGTTGGTGACAGTCTGATAGTTGAAATCATTCATCTGACAGAATGCCTTGATCTCAGCAGAAGTCACAGACTCGCCATAAGATTCACGGAGACATTCAATGATGCTTTCTTTGGACAGACCCATTTGCTTTGTTTGAACTGTGGCTATTGTAGACGAAAAAGGGAGGTCTCAAACCTCCCGGTGGTCACTTCTCAAACCGTCTATATTTGATCATAAGGGCCCCAAGCATCCATGCTTGAGCAAGACTTTTAGGGCCTTCCTTGAGTATTTTTCTTACCTTCGGATCATTCTCACATTGAAGTGCTATTTCTTTCCAATTCATTGTCATGCGACGAGAGAAATGAATTCTCCAAGAACTTTTTTATTTAGTTTCTTAGTCTTCAAAGATTTTACAAAAGCAGATTTAATTTTTGCTTTTGAGGCATCTTCTTCCACTTCAAACTCAGAATCTGACGATAAAACACTGGAAGAAATCCCAAAGTAAACATCATATCCCGAATTTTTGAGGGAAAAACTTTTTGTTTTTTTCCACTCAGTTTGTACTTTTTCTTTTTTCTCATACCACCCAGAGTCTTTCATGGGATCAAAATAAAGACTAAGGAATCGACTCAAGTCTCTACCTTCGAGAACTCGGATACCAATGAAGCTAGTGTCAGGAAAACGATCTTTTAAGTTTTTCAAAAGGACATCAGTAAACTCAGAGAAACAATACCCAAATTTATATGTCATCCCAAGTTTACGATCACGAAGGAAGGTTCCCTCAGGATTAACTCTACGACATCCCATATAAGGTTCTGCATCAGG